TGTGCTTCAAAACCATTGAGTTCTAAGTGACCCATACACACCGTACTTTTACTTTCCTTGATTGCTCTGAATGATTGCTCAAGGTTATCATCACATATCCAAGGTAAACATAGAACATCTAAACCATCATATGTGATATTAGTAGGTTCTGTAATTACATGGATGTTATGATACTCACCCAAAAGTTCATCAGGTGCGTTTACTCGTAATGTATTTTTATAATAGATGTCATGATTACCTACAAGCATATCCACTCTTACACCCATCTCTTTTAGAGGGTCAAACCACATCTCTCTACATTCATCTAATGAATTGAAGTTTATAGATTTACGTTTATCAAACGTGTCACCTAAACAAAAGATATGATCTATGTTATGTGCTTTTATAAAAGGTATAACAACTTTACCGTAAAACTTTTTATAGTGATTGATAAAATGTTTGTTATCATTACGAACACCAAAGTGTTGATCAGTTATTAGCAATAGTTTCATCGCTTTTGATTCATCTCCACTCTGTTCTTAATTTGATTATAGTCTACACTTGCGTCTCCGTCAACACTAAACACCTGATCATATCCAGATTTCTCTAGAATCTTATCTTTAATGTCCATCTGTCTTTTCTCCTTTGCTATGCGTCTTAGAAATGCATAATACACTATCTGAGTAAAATATGCAAATGGATTTCTTGATTTAGTAGGATCAAAGTTATCAATATACTGTATACAATTTTCTATACCATCACAGACCATATCATCTTTATACATGTAATTGATAAAGTTTGGTCGATAAGATAAGTGAGTTGCTATCTTTAAGAAACAACTCCCGATATAATTATTGACGCGAGGTTTTGCAAGACCTTTTGCTTCAGCAATGTCAACTTTTTCTTTATACTTTATAATAGCCTCAAGAAATTTTTTGTTGTCAACATAGTGTTGCTTCTTCTTGGTGCTCTTTCGTGCAGCCATATATCTCCTCTTGGATACTTTATTATAGCAGGACTTGACAAACTTGTCAATTTGCTGTACACTAACCGTGTAGGGGTTTCTGAATATATTACTTACCTTTATATATTTTCTCAAACAATGTTCTTGCATTGTCAATGGAACCCAAATATCCCAAATGTTTGTTGGGATCTTGTTCCATAATATCCTTTCTGCTACCAGGTGATTCGCCCTTCAGAAATGATTCATACATGAATATACATTGTTTAGACATAGCAGATATTGTTACTATATCTTTTTCTCTAATCACATAAAAATCTTCATCTGATAACTGCATCCATTTAGAAAAACCTATTCCTCGTGCTAATTTATTTTCATCCATCTCTCTTTCCACCAACTGCACCGCTACTGGGTTTTGTATGAAACATAAAGTTTCTGTTCCCTCATTTGTTAACACAGCTTTGCCAAGCACTTCTTCTCCATTTATGAGTTTTAATACCCCATAAAATTCTTCTTCGTGTTTAGCGTAACTAATCATCTTTGAGTTTAACATCTATTATTTCATAATCAAACTTTTCTTCATTGTAAATTTTAACTCTTTCTAACAAATGATTCAACGTATAGTTGTTTCCTCTGTCTGTTGAGATATCATCAGCAATATCATATAGAGTTGCTTTTGATTTATTGTCTCCCTTCCGCAATACTCGTCCAATGCTTTGTAAATTACGAATACGAGATTTAGAAGGAGAAGCAAATATAACATTATGTAGATTACGAATGTTTATACCTGTACTGAATGTACCATAGGATGCAACGATAATAGAATTATCTGATTCTTCGGTCAACAATCGAATTTCTTCTCTGTCTTCCGTATCTACCCCTCCATGTACAAAATACACAGGTCTCTCTGTATCACTATTTATCATATTGAACAAAGGTAAACCGTGTTTTTCTACGTAGTTAAATAGAATTAGTGTATTACCTTTGAGATCTTTTGCTAGGTTTTTAATAAATTTATTTCTAGGTTCATGCTCGACAAGATAGTCCATCTCATCTTGATATCCTTCAAATATTTTATCTTTATGTTTTATTAGTATAATTTTTACTTTTAATTTAGAAAGATATCCCTGCTTCATTAGTTCATTGGTCTTTGTAACCTTAGAACATTTACCGAAAACTCCCTCCAACACTAACTGATTGACGTTAGCACCATCTAATGTACCAGTAAAACCTATACGATATTTACAATCGTGGAGTTTACCCATGAGTGATGTTAAAGACTTTGCTTTAAATAGATGTGCTTCATCACCTATCACACAGTCAAACTTATCAAACCACTTCTTAGGTTCTTTGTATATTGATTGCCATGTGGAAATCACTACATCATGTTCCGTATATTTCTCTGCTCCTGCATAAAGTTTATGGCAATGATGACCTACATTCCAACCATATTCTTTAAAATCTTTATACATTTGTTCCACAAGAGATGTTGTGGGTACAACTATTAATACATTTCTGTTCGCATTAACATGGTATCTCACCAATGAATAAATCATCAAGGATTTCCCACTGGCAGTTGGCGACAATAGGAGTCGTCTGTTGTATTTCAGGCATTCGTATATTGCTTGATATTGATAATCCCTTACCCTATGGTTCAAACGTAAACCCTGTACAAATGAAGCAACTCCCTCAGGAGTAATTAAATCATTTGTTTCTTGAGGATGACCATAGAAATCATCTTCATCTAAAACATAGTCATACCCTTTCTTTTCTGCCCACTCGGTAAGGTAATCTATTAGTCCACAATATATCTCACCATTAGCAGGTGAATATAATCTTATCTTTCCATCCCATCCTTTATATCTTCTTGTCTTCTGCATGTACTTTGCAGACTCTACCTCGAAGGTAAAAAAATCTGCCAGTTCGTAATTTACATGAGGTTGTGCTTCAATCTTTAAATAGACTTCATTCTTCTTTACAATTTTGAGGTCCATCATTTGACTTATGCCACTATATTATATATTAGACCTATCACATCTCCATTTCTTAACTTCCATTGAGTGAAAACGATCTTGCATATAACTTATCACCGCTTTATAATCTGTGTTTGGATTGCATGAGAACAGATCACACTTAGCAAGATCATCCTCTGGCCATGTGTGTATGCTTATATGACTCTCTGCAAGAAGAGCATAACCAGTGACACCATGTGGTTCAAACTTGTGAGTATCAACTTTCAGCACTTCTAAATTACCAATCTTTGCTGCCTCTATCAAAGTTTCTTTGATATACTCCTCATCATCTAATGGGGGAGTTATGAGACATTGTTTTAAATCAAATAATACGTGCTTCATAATCCGTTTTGAAATTTAGTCCAATCAATAGCATTTTTGATTTGAAAATTTCTATTGTTGATTTGTCTTAATATACCATCTAGGAAATTAAGACATTGTTCTACATATTCTATTTTATATTGCAACTTTCTTACATCATCATCACCTTCTATAAACATATTAACTTCTTCCTTCGTAGTTAATTTATAATCAAATGGCAGTTCTTTATATACAGACGAGGGTGCTTTACCTTTATAGTATATCCATTTCTCTCGGATAAGTCTTTTCATCTCAATCTCACGTTCTTTCTTCATCAGACCGAACGTCGTATATAATTCCATATATCTCATATGGAGTTGTGGTATCTTTGTGGATTCTTCGCAGTAAAGATCGTTATCAATTACTGAATCCTTTTTCCACATCTCCTGTATCTGTTCCAGATTCATTATCAATCCAAGGGTCGGGTATTATACTCCTTGATCCTTCGTTTGTTGGAAGAATTCTTGGAGACTGCTTTGGCAGTTCACTGTTTTGTCGTTCTTGGGTCTGATCCCTTTCATCTTTTCGTAGTCGTTGTGCATCGCTCCTAGTAACCATGCCTGTGCTAGTTGCTTCGGACCTTCGTTCAACAATTGGATTTGAAATTTCGAGAGACCAGCCTTCATCTCCAAATACTCCTTTCTCCACGATGTTTGGTCTTTTGATTGGTTCATTCCTGTCCCACTCTTTTACTAATTGTTCAGCTTGTGCGTCAACTGATTGCATTGTGTTTTCTATTTTAGCATAGATCCACTTTTTTTTCAACCACTCTATCAAACCAAGTGCTAAATGCCTGACGAAAGGGTTCTTGAATTTCTTCTTTACCCATCGTTCTGCCTTGTTATACCAAGGGTCTACACCTTTTCCAAAGGTTTTTTCAAAGGAGAATAGCACCTATTATAAACCCCTTAGCGAAAGCGAGACAATTGATTTGATAGTCTGACAATTTATATTTATCTTGAAATTTCTTTATTAGTTTTTTATCCCACTCGACAAACTTGTCGAACCATTTTTGTGTTTTGTCTGATAGTGCCATGTTTACCTACGGATTGGTGAATTTACGTTTCTTACCTCATACAAGGTGTATCTAAATGTTGCTGATGCTGTAAAATAAGTGCTATCAGTTCCTGTAACATCAAAAGGTAATGATGATAAGTTAACAGGAAAGACTGATTTAAAAACAACATCAAAGTTTGCAAGGTTATTGTTATTCAATACTTGCAATGTAGCATCAGAGAATCGTGGATCATTCCCAGTTCCTCTAACACTATTTTCTTGATTCCAATTATATCTATCTTCATATTCACCTGGTGTAGACAGTGCTCTCATCCAGTTATGTATCTCCATATAATTTTTTAAATCTTCATCTACTATAAACTCTATAGTTAAATCTTCGTATGATGCTGTACTCTCTACTGGTATTGTTACAAAACCACGTGTAGGTATTTCAATATTACCTGTCGTAAACGCAGGAATATTTGCTTTCTGACATAAGAACGATGTCTTTTTTGCTCTATCTAATAGGAATAAGAATCCTATAGGAGATAGAAAGTTCTTATTAGTCAGTTGATCCTGATACCAATTTGCCATTTTATCCGTTAATATTTTCTAACCATGATGTAGAAATGTATTTGTCACCATCTAAAGGAGGTAATCCTCTATGAGTATGTGTAAACCCTGCTGGCCAAATTAATACTTGTCCTTTCTTAGGTTTATATCGTTTATGAATATAGAGAAACTCTGTCTCTCCTCCTTCAAAACTATCATTAAGATACATCATAGTTGCTAACAATCTACGATTAGTTCCCATAGAACCATTCTCAGAATGCCATGCATGATAACCTTCACCTGGTCTAGTCTTTTGTATATTTAGATATACTTGTTGATATCTATATTGTAGTAGACTTTCATATTCATCGATGTATATTTCTAAGCACTCACCAACAATTTCATTATATTGTTTCATCCATTCATAACCACAAGCATGATCTAATATAAAATCTTCCGTAGCAAGACATGCATCTTTACGTTGATTTGCTCTACGTTCTTTACCAAAAATACCTTTACGATTGAACGTAGCACCACATTTCTTTTGATATTCCCAATAGTCAATTACTGGTTGAGTATTAAATTTGGTATCGAAAATACCAATAAAGTCCTCGAACCTTACATCATCTATCATAATTAAACATACTCTACACTATATTTAGACGCAAAAAAAGAGTGCCTATCCAGACACTCCTTCCCCTTTTCACACGTGTAATATTATTTATTATGTATGTAGCAAGGATTACATTAAGAAAACCTTTAATTAGTTACATAAATTTTAATCCTTGTTTTGCTGTATCAACAAGAGAACCTCTAACTAATGCATTTGATTCAATTAGAAATTTGTTCCATCTGGATTTAGTGTCTTTATCACTCTCCAAAGGAATGGCAGTATTTTGTCTAGCACTTATGGTTAGTCCTTTATTACAATAAACATTGTATAAATTTACCCATCTAGCAACCATTGGTTCATGTTTTTTATAATCAGAATTACCTGCTGTAATCGCCTCCTGAGTAATGTTTTTTGCATTTTTAAATCCAAGTGCTTGTGCTTCTTTTGACCATTTGTTGAATGCCCAATCAATAGCATCTGCGAATGAATCACAATTATTTCTCTTATCAACGTCTTTGATATATGGTTCAAAGTATTTAAGAAACTGTGCTCCTGATATCACAGTGTTACCTTGAATCTCTCTAGAACAATCTCTTGAAGTAAATGCTTCTAAGAATCTAGTCACATATACATCATTCTGTTCTTTTTTTCCTCTTGCTCTAGATATGTAAGAATGTGATGGGCAGTGAAACTTTGCATTAGGTAAAGTTCCTGCAATACCAATATTAAATTGCTTTAAGTAATTAAACAAAATTATTGCCCATGTTTCTCTTGCTCTTAACGCAGATGTAAATTTGTGATCACCTGATTGATTAGTACGATAGTTACAATCCATGTTGTGATTGTTAGATTCTATTCTAACACATTCTTCAATAGATCTATTTCTAGGGTGAAATGTAAAACCTATTGGTATTCTTATGTCAGGATCACGAACAATACTGTATAATTTACTTACTCTATTGTTTCCTTTTGTTGTTACTACTTTTCTTTGATTTGGACGATAGTATCCAGATAATGTATCAGCAGCAGCATATGAGAAACCACCATTATCTTTAAGATGTTTTTGTTGATTACCGTATCTTAATTCTCTAATACGATTGTAATATGGTGAACTCCATAAGTCTCCTACTCTAGCTAGACAAACAACTGAGTCACCATCTTCATAATTAATTCCATTTTCATAATCCTCAATGACATCTTCCATCAATGGTAGTCCTTTAGGATAATTATCTAGGATATCAAATGTTGTATATATGAATTCTCTTACATCTTCATCAATTGATTTGTTATCGTATAACTTTTCAGCATTTTCATATACGAAAACTATATTATCAAGTGTGTCGATACGAACGACTTCTGCCATTGCTATGGTCATGTCTTACCCTCCTTTGTTTTTGGTAATTAAATTTAGAAAACCAATCCGTTTTTATGTGTTTTGGACTGGTATATTATATATTTTATCATAAAAAAAGAGGGTGTCAAGCACCCTCTTATAAAGTTAAGTATTAATACTTATTACATTAGGTTTGCAACCTGTACTCTTCTGTAGTACTTGTTAGCATTAGCTGTAAGTGCTCCAGAACCTTGTGTAAGACCGCCTGAGAATGGGTTTGAAACCATACCATAACGTGTCTTAAACCCGATTTTTGGTTGGAAGGTGTTAGGGTTGATTGCTCTAACTTGCTGTAATGGAACGTAAGGACAGTAGAATAATCCTGCGTCATAAGGTGATGTACCTTTGTATCCTGCAACGTAGAAGTGCTTGTCAGCTACGTTTGAAGAATATGGGTCAACATAAACCTTGATACGTCCGTTAAGTGTACCAACAAGAGTTGATGAAGTATCATCTACACCTGTTAACTGTGCATTACCCTGTAGACCAGGTGCATAGTCAAGTACTCCAGCCATTCCGAGAGCAGATGCAACGTCTGCAGAGCAGATCAAAATGTTGCCCTTCCCGCGTCTTGTCTCTTGACCGATTGCGTTAGCGTCTCTTTCAATCTGGAATAATAGTCCCTTGAATTTCTCAACTGACCATCTACCATTTGAGTCAACGTCTAAGTCAAATATACCGTCTGTAGCAGTGTTAGCGATAGCACCTTTAACAGCGTTTACATAGATTGTACGAACGACTTCTCTGTTAATTTCAGCAAGTATCTCTGTTGAAAGGATATTTGCTAATTCAGATTCAGCGTCCAATCCGTGAATCGCCTTAAGGTCTTGAGCCATCTCTATGCTGTACTCTGCCTTTAATGCTCTAGATTTAGCAGTAACAGTTACCTTCTCAATGGAGAAACCCATTTCTCTGAAGGCTGTTGAAGCAGATGAATCATCTAATGCTTCAGCAGTTGCTGTTGCCATACCTGTAGCATCGCCAGTTACCTCGTAAGTTCCTGGTGAACTATCGTTAAGTAATCCTGGGTTTGCACCTTCAGCATCGTTTACAGCAGAAGAAGAAGCAGTAGGATCGTAGTTTGATAATCCTGTACCAGCTCCACCTGCGAAACCTGCGTTAGGTTCGTTGAATAGTGCTTCTCTGAAGTCACTGTTTGCAGGTCTACGCTCAGAACCGTAGAATGATCTCATTGCAAAGATAAGACCTGTAGGACCTGTCATTGGTTGAACACCTGCAACGTCATATGCAATGAGTTGTGGCATTGAACGTCTGATTAGACTGATCAAAACTGGGTCGAAACCTGCAACAGGACCTGTAGCGGTGTCGCCTGTGGTATAACCTGTAGTCTGAAGAGTCTCGTTAAGAACTTGACCTTCTTCCTTGATTGCGTTTTCTTGGTTTTCTAAGAGTTGTGCAACTACGCCTTTTTTATATGAATCTTTGATTTCAGGAACTGATTCGTGATTCAATACGGGTGCCCACTTCTCTTGGAGTTGTTGTATAGACATTTATGTCTCCGTTTTAAAGTAGTTAATTTACAATTATTTGGACCAACGTGCTAGTGCATCTACGTACTTGCCCATAGTGCCAGACACAGTGGATTCTACCAATGGTGCTGATGCTTCTTCGGTGGGTTCAGTTGCTTTTTCAGCGACTTCAGCCTTCCTAGTGAAGTATGATTCCTTGATAGTTTCGATCTTCTTACGAAAATCTTCTTCATTTTCAAACTCAACACCCTCTGCTAGTGATGCTAACTTCTCCTTTTGGGTTTCAGCAAGACCAGTAGCTGCGTCGTTCACAATCTCCATTTTACTATACTCACCTATTCGCTTGTTTAAAGCGACGTTGGTGTCTATTTGTTCGTTGAGCTTTTTCTCCATCTCATCAAGTTCTCCTGTCATTCCATCTAACAGGTTGAACTTCTCTTCTGGAACAGTAAAGTTATGTTCCACATAGAGATCTTTTAGACCATTGAAGAATGACTCTGCCATCTCATTCTTAATGCCATGTTCAACAGCTAGAGCGTTTTCCTCTATCCACTGTTTTGTAGCATAAGAAACGTAGTCATCTACCTTCTCGGCCAAATCTGTTTTGATTTTCTCTACCTCTTCGGTTAGAGATTCTTCAAATGCTTCTTGCAACGACTTAACTTCTTCGTTAACTCGTGAAGTGACTGCTGCCTCAAAAATTGTTGCTGCTTTTACTCTGAACTCTTCTGAGAGTTCTTCACCTGAGACAAGAGCGTCAACATCTTGAGTAAAGTCGTACTTGGTTTCAGAGGTCTCTTCTTCTGCGATTGTTTCGTCATTAGATTCAGTTTCCTCCATCTTTGCGGACGCATCACTTGGTTTTGTGGAAGGAACAGGTGCCTTACCTACTGGTGCTGCTGCAGATTTACCTGCGTTCTTAGTTCCTTTCGCACCTTCCATCGAATCAGAAGTGACAGTAATCACTTTAGAAGCACCACCTTTAGAGGTGTCCATTGATTCGCCAGGTTTTGCGTTTTTTGTTACAGGATTGGAACCTTCGGTCACTTCGTCCATGTTATCTAAATCCTTTTCGAGGGTTTCAGCCATTTCTTTTTAACTCCGTTAAATTTTTACGTTGCTGTATTATATATTTATTTATAAATTATAAACTTCTCAAAAACTTATCGAACGCGGAAATCTTTCTTTCCTGCAAGTTTCTGAGAGTTGCCTGATCTATTTCTTTTTTAATTTCAGCAATAGCAGACTCTTTTAGGATACCATTATCCCAAATCCACTCCTTTCCTTCCATGATACCATCCACAAATGCGTCAGGTGCTGAAGGATCTGCCACAATATCAGCAGCAGTGGCGAGCATAAAATCATCTTGAACCACATTACATGCAGATTCTTTCTTCAAAGAACCCATGCCTCTTGATGAAACTCCCAACCTTACGCCCTCGTCTAGCAATGACTTAGCGATTTTTCCGTTAGGTGTATCAAGAATTTTTGCACGACCAACAAAGTTGTTTCCATCTTCGTTAAGACGTTCGATCTTATGTGATACCCTATCAAGATTTATTGAAGGACCTTCTGGATGACCAAGTTCTCCGAGTGCTCTACCCTGACGGATAAAGTTCTCATGATACTTAGCAACCTCTCTTTGCAAAGTTTTGAAAGGATACATACGTCCATTCTTATTTGCAATTTCAGACTGCAAGAATATACCTTCTATAAAGTAATTCTTTTTACCTTCCTTTTCTTCAGTTAAAAATTTAACTTCTGTAAGTTCTTCAGCTATCAGTCTCATCTTTTGGTTCCTCGGTTGGTTCTTCTGCGGATGCAGTAGGTTGTTCTACTGGTTCGTTAGGATCTGGATCTTCTGGTTTGCGACCTTCATAATCCACATCAGTGACATCACCTGTATCAGTTGCTTTATCAGCAAGTTCATCAGCAACGGCTTGTCCTGTTTGATCAGGATTAAAACCCCATTGTTGTGCGAACTCAAGTTTCTTTGCTTGAATTGCATCATATGCAGACGCGGCTAATGCATCATTTGTTGCATCAACTGCCTTTGCTTTTTCATCACCAAAAATGTGATTTACTATTTGATTTGCTACGTCAGTAGGCATAATTAGTCTCCTCCATTATGTATTTATAGAATTAGAGTTCTCCCCTCTTTTGATCTGCGGGACTAACTGCAGAATTGGGGTCAGATGGTGGTGCTTCTCCACCTTCAGGTGCAGGTTCTTCCTCACCAATACCCATCTCAATGGCTTGCATTGCTTGTGGATCCATGATAACTCCGTCTTCGATTTCTTGTTTAATTTCTTTGTCGATTTCTTTAATCTCTGACTCGGTTTGTTTTAGAACCTTTGTACGTATATAGTTCGCTGAGAAGTATTTACCTACATAAGGATCCATTTGTGCAACTTCATTCATCCTTTCGTTGCGGATTTCTATCTCTTTAAGTTCTGTAAAATAGTTATCTGCAATAAAGTCAAACTGAATGTGCTCCTTCATATCTTCCCATTCTTCAATAGAGCATATGCCCTTAAGAATGAGTTGTGTTTTTAAAAGATCTACGAATAATTCAGAGAATCTTTTACGTAAACGTGCTATGAATTTTTGGAACTTTACTTCATCTCTAGTGATTTCAGCAGCACGACCAATGTTAAAGGTAGTTTCTGTTTCTAACCTTGAGCTTGGAACGTTGAGTGCTTTGTAAAGTTTCTTTTGGAAGTACTTGACATCCTCAAGTTCTCCAAGATTCTGTCCACCTGGCAACGTAGAGATTTCAGTACCTCGTCCTCCCTCTCGTCTGGGTAGCCAGAAGTCTTCGAGCATTGACATGAATTTTTTGTCATCCTTGATTTCTCCTGTGTTTGCATCATAAACCAATTTGTTACGGTATCTACCCATAACCTCACGGAGATATTGCTCCGCTTTGTTCTTAGGTAAATTACCAACATCAATATAAAATATACGTCTTTCTGGTGCTCTTGATAATCTGTATATAACTAGACTATCTTCAATCATTCTTAACTGATTGACTGCCTTAATTGCTTTGTGTAGGTGTGATAACACCATGTTTTTATTGAGATCCTGTATACCAGAATGACAATAAGCAATTGAATCAGGTGCAATTTTCATACCCTGATTAGTTGAATTTTTTAAACCTTTTGGATTGTATAAGAAGTAAGATGCACTCTGTTGTGTAAGTTGCTGATTAAGATCTTGAGTTCTTAATGCCTCAGGTCTCTTTGCTTCATACTCAGTCACCTTACGGATCTTTCTAGGATCAACGTATCTTAATTCTACTAAACCCTGTCTTGGTTTTTTAGGATCTATTACCTTATGAAAAAACAATCTTCCATCAACATACCATCGACGGAAGATTTCGTAAGCTCTGTTATCAAAATCAAGAAGACGAAGTATCTCATCAAATTCTGAACGAATTAACTTCTTAATTTTTTCTGATTGTTTTAAATTATGTAAGTCTATTGATATAGGAACATCATCAAAGTTCCCACATATAGTCTCATTCACTACATCATCTACAGCACTATCGCATTCTGGATTCAAGACCATCTCTCTATAACGAGTGATTAGTTCATGATCATTACGAATAGTGCCATCAAAGTCAACGGAGTAGCCAAAATAACCGCCACCAACTATGGGTTGCGATCCATCTAAACTATCCTTCTGAACAAAAGAAGGTCCCTTAGGAACCTTCTTCGCTCTTTGTAATGAAAATCCAAAGAGTTGTTGTGCCATTACGATTTAATTTTTGGTTCTGATATATTTATACAGGTTTCAAAAAGTCAAATTATTACTGAGTAGTGACCTGACCTATAGGTTTCCAGTATTGTACTTGCATCTCTACAGTAAATTCTTCAACCGCATCATTGTTTCCGTAATCCAGATCAATAGCAGCGATATTACTTGGGAAGATATTATAGAACTTATAAGACTTAAGAATCTTAGGTGACTCTCCATCTTTAAGATCTCTTGCTAACTGATGAACTGTCATGTCAGCGAAGTATCCAGAACTATCTGAATTATCTCCTAGTGAACCTGCAGAAGTAAAGTTCTCGTTATATGCTTGGATTGAACTTGCCCACAATTCCATTGCGGATCTTAGTTTGAACTGACTATCGTTCATGATAGTAATTGTCCAAGGTTCAAATGTTCTGTCTCCAGCTATCTTTAGAACTCTTCCTCTAAAAGGAACTTCTATTACACCAATCTGTGAACTTGGAAGGTTTGCTGCACGAACAGTAAACTTACCTAAGTTAACAAGGTCTGAGTCTTGTAGTATTTCGCTTGGAAATGCCAAATCTACTTGGAATAGATTAGGTCTTGCGAAGTCCGACTTGACATTCGCCTTAAATTGATCAATTGTTCCTTTTTGTGCCATTTTTAATTAGGATCTCCGTCTTTTATATTTAGTCAAAATTAAATTTTGAGAGGTTAACTAGCAACCTCTGCAAAACTTACGCCAGTTCTTGTAGCAACGAATGTCAACTGAACATAGTTAATTGTTCTTGTTGGTTTCAAGAATACTTCCGCATAAAACTCACCACGATCAACTGCCTCAGGTGTGTTATTTGTGCTATCACACTTAACTAAGAAG